CCACTCTTTTAACGATTGCCATAAGTAAGGAGTGCCTTCAATATGTCCTCCTCGTGTTGGCTTTCTCCCGTATTCAATGAACTCCCAGTAGTCCTCAGCCACAAGAATTGTGTTGATGGATGTCGGTGACTTGGTAATGTTACCCGGTGCAAAAGATTGTCGGAGTTTGGATGATGCGTTTGTTCCGTTGGCATCAAGATTCGCCCAAATCGGAGGAATTACCTTTTTGTTCCACCAATCAATAATGATTTGCTGAAGGAGTGACCCTTGAGATGCATCCCCTAAATAAGTATCAAGTGCATCGGGTAGTTTGGACAAATCTATTTCAGCCATCCGAGAACGCTTAAAATTACCAAACCTATACTTATACTCTTGAACAACTTCAAAGTGCGTGAGATGGCTTTATTTTGCTTCACAAGGACTTTGTTTTCATCCTTCAGATATCCGATGTTCAACTTCTGCTTGATGATGATTGAATCTTGCTGGTCAATAATGATTGAATCCGCTTGGACAACCTTCATCAACTGGCTTACTTTCTGCCGTGCGATTGCACCTTTGACCAAGTAACTATTTGCCGAGCGTAGAGTCGCAGAATCTATGGAGATTGATTGCCCCTTCAAGCCCTGAAGATGTAGCATCAAAAGTATCAAGAAATATCGTGTCATAGTGGTTGATTTCTTCAATGAGCTTTATTCTTTTTATCTTGGTATGCTCTACAATTCTTTCGTGCATCTCTACATTGATCTGCGGTGGGATGGGTCGGTGTTCTTCTTCAAAGTTGAACATTGACCACACTACACTACACAGGAACAACGCAACTATTAGCCAAATAAGGAGTGAGGATTTGGAAGTTGATTGCATATCCAGCAAGTATATCAGTTTTCGCATCGTAGAAAGGAGTGGCATTCCCGTTGATGCTTAATTCAAAATCACCATCTGCTTGATTGTTGTTGTCAATCAAAGCAAATATGTCAGCCATAATCTGAGCAGTATCAGACAACACCTCAATTGTGTTAGATTCAGATTCAAAAACACGATCCATCACAAGCAAAGCAAAATTGTAGGTCATCAACTTACCGGCTGACTGGAGATTGAAGCCATCAGGATACAACCAAACAAGCGGATAGTACTCAACATTCTCAACCGTGAGATTGGACTGCTGACCTACACCAAAGTGACCGACCATTTTATGGCTTTCGGCTGCTTCTTGGATTTTTGTGATGATTTGGTTTAGGGTCATTCTTTAGGAATTTGAGAAGTTTGGCTTCGTTGTTCTTCTGCCACTTATTTGTCCTCGTGGGGAAAGTCATAGTTCCAGAAACAATCGTCATAGTTTGTCGGTAGATAAATTCCTCCGCTGAATGCGGTGTTCTTTGGTCGGATGGTGTCAAAGGTATTGCCGGGATTTAGGAATAACGGATAGTCATTTGTGTTTGTACGGAGATAATCACGCAATCTATTGGCATAGTATTCCGCTTTGTCACGATATCTGCCTTCAATCAATGTCATCTCTTCAACCGATACTGCACGAGCATTGTCAGATTCACGAGATGCAACCGACTTGTTCATCAGCTTAAATGTCATTGGCAACATTGCTTCGGTCAAAGTGTAGTACCTTAAACACGGTGCGATGTATGAATCCAAAAGGGTGGTGTTCAAGTTGGTCAGAGTTCCTGCGAATGCCTGTACTTGCAATTCGTTGTAAATACCTGAACCGATGACATCACGGATATAAATCTCTTGAGCTTCTTTGATTGCTGACTTCAGCAACTTGTCATCCACATTCTCATTCAAAGGACTGTTGTCCTTGAGATAAGTGGTGCTTATGAAATATACAAAGTTTGTCATTATTTGATTCTCCTCAATAATTGTTGTTGCCAAATGTGACGGCATTGTGGAACATTCACATCTCTCACTGGGTCGTGATACCATCCACCTCGCCTTGACCAAACATCAATCTCCGTTTGTAATGACATTGCATCAATGTCCGCACGAGAATAAACACGATTGCTTTGAACAATTTGTTTGCAGAAATCACGCGATCCGGCTATCAGTATTCCACCCGACATTCCTGGTGCAAGTGCGTACTTGTAACGGACAACGATTTCGGTTTGTAGTTGACTGATTTCATCCAATCCTTTTGGTGTAACCTCAAGACCTTGATTGTATCCTTTGATCAACTTTGCTTCGTTCAATTTTGCAATGGTATCAACCACGACTTGTGGGTCTAACTTGGTGATGTTTACAATGTCACCTATCTGCAAACCTTTGTTCTCTTTCAACACATTCAAGATGGCTGATTCAATCGCAGATGCGAAGTCAAACTTCATCGGTTCAAAGTTCTCCGCAGGTTCGCCATACTTCATAAACACCGCCAAATCTCTTTCATCATCCCATCCAAAAGGATTTTGTGATGACATCGCAACGGGTGCAACGGTTGGTTCAATCTCTTCAAATCCCAATTCTTTACGAGCTTCGTTCTGCGTTAATAGTCCAGCAGTAAACAAAGCAACATAATCAACTCCGATTGGTGGTTTGTTAATTGTTTCTAAGCGAACTGGAGAGATGAACTCAAACAAGTAAGTCAAAGTATCGTCAATCTTTTGTTGTCTTGGTTCAATATATGATTGTTGGAACATCTCATAAGCTTCAATCATCTCGCTACGACCACCCAATTGACCCTCTACACGCACTCCAAAGAGCATCGGTGAGTTTACCTTGTGTGCAACAAATATCTCTTGTTGTACGGTCTTATTTAGCAAATCAAATTGCTTGTCAAAATCAGACGGTTGCAAGTTGTTGATGACTGACTCTTTCTCTTGTGGATCGTTGTATTGAATGATAAGTCCACCAGCATTGTCAGTTCCTTGATAATTCTCTTTGAATCTCCGAGCAGTTGCACGAGCTTCTTCAGGTGTTGGAATGCCCTTGAATAACTGGATGTGAGTTTGTGCCGTGAATCCGTTTTTGATTGAATTCAAATAGTAGTTTGAAATCTCGGTGTCAACCTCAATGTATTTTAACGCACCAACATAATCAGGCAAAGGATATTCACCTTGACCGGGTCGGTAGAATTGGCAATAATAAAGTGACTTTGATTCCCGTGTGGTTGCATTGAATGGCTGATAGTGAACTTGCTCTGCCTTGCGGTCAGTCCAATCCTCACAATACACATACTCACCTTCAAGTCCTTTGCGGATATTCTTGAAAGGAATGTGGTAAATCTCAGCAATTGCCGTCTTGGCTTTGTTCCAAATTACCTCAAGGCAATAGCCATTGAACAACTCAAGGTCGTACGCTATTTTGGTTTTGACTTGGTCAAGGGTTTCGTAGCCGTTGATGGCTTTGATCTTGGCTTCGGCTTTTGCGATGTCAACGGTGTTTTGTCCAAATACTTTAGTGCCAACTCCACTAATATACGAAGCTTTTGAAGAAACGATTGCATTGTGTTTAGGGCTTTTGTTAAATAGTTCTATAAGAAATTCGGGATAGAGATTGTCCGCTCCGAAAGTGACATATCCCTTCGCCTTATTCTCTTTGAATACGGGAAGGACATTGTCGTGAAAATTAATTCTTTGGAAGATCATCTCTACTAAATAGCAATCATTCCTTTTTGTTAGAGAACTTGTCAATAGATGTGAATCCAAGACAAGCAATCACGATGAATTCTACTGCACTAACCAAATCGGGAGAAGGTACAATGTCAGCAGGACTAAGAGAATTGTGAGCCATAGTGCCAAACAAAACAAAAGCACCGATGATGCCAACGAATCTTTTGGATGATGCTTGTCCTTTGTCACCTTTGAAAAAATCTAAAAACCTCATATCTCGTTTGAGTTTAATAATGTGTAAGTGAATGAATTCCCGTGAAGTGCTGCGGCTTTTTTAACGATGAGCATAAACTCGTCAAAGTCAGCTGACTTCTTGAACACCTGACAACCTTCACTCCAATTCTCCACATAGGTAGAATCTGCACCAGCCTTGTGGATGTTGATTCCAAACACACCTTCTTGAATTTTGCTTTCATCATAGGTCATATCCTTGTTGGCATCACGATAAACTTTGACATTCTTCGCTTGTTTCAATGCCTCATATTTGCCTTGATGCAATCCGATGGAGTGAGAACCACGATATTGACCAGCAACCAAACGAGCAACACCAGCAGCGTTGTGAAATTCCTTCACGCCTTTTGTTCCTGGATCAGTTGTGGCTGCCCACTTTTTGAATACCCAAGCGCCGTTGTGTTTGTAGCTCAAAGTTAGAAAGTCATCAAATAGGTTTGTCACCTTGTTGCCGGTTGAACTTTGGCGAACACCGATGATGTTCAGGTTCAACTCTCCATCGGAGAAATAAGCGAATCCCTTCTTGATCATCGCAGCTTCAATTTGTTCTCTTGTCATCTTCCTTGTTTATTATATGGTTTGGTTGACTTATGTTTGTTTTTGTGCTTGGTATGTCTGCGGAGCTTATTCTTTGGCTTCGCTCTAAATGTGGATGTGTTGGTTGCCTTTGCCATTAGTTAAATATGTATAAACGGAAATACTCAAAGTCCTCTTTCCCACCTTCTTCAACATAGTTCAACCACGCATCGTATGCCTTGCCTGATAGTTTCAATGGCACTTCGCTTGTATCAAGTCCAGCACCAATCATCTTGGCTGAAAACACTTCAACTTTCTTGGTCATCACATCAACCTTGTTCTCGGCAATGGCAACGGCTTCTTTCAACTGTGCTTTCTCTTCAACTTTCTCAGCGACCATCTTCTCACCCATTGCTTTTGCTTGGGCAGTTGCAACCGATGCCATCTCTAAATTCTCAGATATCTTTTGGAGCATCAGTTCCACTTCGTCAACAGGTACTGACTTGGTCTTTTTAATTGGTGTGGCAATAATCCCCACAAAAAAACAAGCGACAAAAAGCAATGTGATGTGTTTCATAGTTTTTTCATTGTATTCATTATGCGAATCTCCGTGATGGCTGATGCCAATGCAGAATCTGAACGCTTCAGGGCGTAGGTCAATCGGTCAATCTTAATATCAAGTTGATCTATCTTGTGATTACTCTTTTCAATCTGCTCTTTATACCCTGAACGAAGGTCAATGTAAAGATAAGAAACAGCCACAAGCATACAAAAAGCAACTGCGGCAATTGGATTTTTACGAAATTGGTCAAAACTAACTGGAAGTGCTGAAGGTTTTTTGATAGATGCCACGCAAAGAAATAGAAAATCAGTCCTTGTGTTGCTTTTTGTCTTTGTCCATATAATACTGATCAACGAAGAACACAATTCCAAATAATAACAATGCAACCATCGCTGCTGCGAAGATGCTGACGATGTACATTTCTGCTATCTTTTCCATTACTTTTTATCTGCCATATGTTTAACACCCATAATCGTTCCGATGATTGAGAAGGAGTTGGTCAAGATGATTCCAAATAGATTGCTCCAGGTAGTTTCAATGATTGTAGAATTTAAGCCTTTACTGATGACATACAAGTAAAGAATCGTAGTCAAGATACAAACTGCACCAATCACCGATAATGCAACCTTTACAATCAATCCAATTAGTTCAAACTGAGTGCGTTTTTGTAGTGATTCCAAATCCTCAACCGCTGCGTTCTTGAGCATCTCAGATTGTGCAAGTGATTCTTGCAAATCTATCATCAACTTCTCACGATCCGCTTGGCTTTCAATTAAGTCCTTGTTTTGTGATTGGACTTGTTTGGTAATCTCTAATCGTTTCCGTCTTGTTTCTTGATCACGCTGCTTTGCTTCATCAATGTATCTTTGGAATTCCTCATCCGTTGTTTGGATGACTTTCAAGACATTGCCCTCTAAACCAACCTTTTTTGTTTTCCATAGGTTGAGCAGTTGTTGGGCAGTATCATTGCTTAGAATCACTTGTATACCTTAAACGGAGCAGTTTTGTTCTTGTACCCTTGATAATCTCTGCGGAAAGATTCCAATCTCGGCTCAATCTCATCTGATTTAATAATCCAAAACTGAGCTCCAACGGATTTCGCCTTGTCAATTTCTTGTTTATCGTCTGAACTGGAGATGATTCCGATGACAACCCCGTTGCCGTACTCCGTGTTTATTTTCCTAATTAACTCAATCCCATCAAACGAACTGCCGATGATGTTCAAATCCACAAACACGCATTCGGGGCGTTCTTCATCAAGCCCTTCATTGAACCACTTCTTAAATAACCTATCGGCTTCGTCTGAAGATGTCAAACTTTGCAGGGAAAGTGTGATGTCCAGCAACGAGCAAGAATCTTCAAAAACCAAGTGGAACAAATCCTCGTCATCTACAAGCAATATGGAATTAATCATCGTATTTTTATCTTTAATTTTGTACCTATTTCTAATTTCTCAGCAGTTACCGGGAATTTGTGTTCATCCATTATCGCAATACAAATGTTCAAACCCAATCCGCTTCCAGCTTCTTTCTGCCCTTCTTTTCGTTTATACGGTTGCGACCATTGAATCAAATCCTCTTGACTCATTCCACGACCATTGTCAACGATGCAAAGATAGTTGTCCTC